AGATACGTTAGTTTCGCCACCTGTTGAACCGCCCGTAGATAAAGCATCGTGAGGAATTATAGTTCCTGTTTTATTAGGTACAAATACCTCAGCTCCAGCTTCTCCGACTACAAAAGGTTTATTGCCAGTAACAGTACCACCGTGTTCTCTAAATATATCTGAAAAATTAAAACTGCTGGCTAACCAGTTCGCGGCTGGCTGTGCGACTTTAATCTTAACGAACTCAGCTATAATAACTCTAGCCATATCTTTTACTGACTCTTTCAGTGATTGCGTACCTTGTCCAATATTCATAACCATGTCAGTAATAGATGAAGTCATTGAGTCTGTTAATGCTTGCACCTTTTTAGAAATATCTAGTTCATCCATACGCTTAATAGCACTTGTGTAAGCGTCAGTCACTTCATTGATAGCGTTAGCCTCTACAGAAGATGATAAGACTTTATCTTTCACATACGTTCTAATTCTATCAGCCTCTGTCATATACTCGCTTTCAAGCTTCTGTCTTTTAGTCAGCTCAATTCCAACATTAGCAATAGATGTCTTGTATTTGTTAGTGGCTGAAGAGAGTTTTATTGTACTTTTTAAAGCCTTAGCCGCGTTATCTTCACCTTGAGTTATAAGATCAATCATTATAGGTTTAGGCTGTGCTAAATCTATTTTTTCAAATCCAGCAGGTGTACCGTCTAATTGAGGTCGTGGAGGTGGCTCACCAAATACATCTTTATTTCGATTCTGAATATAATCATCCCAACTTGCTTTTATGCCATCAAGAAAATCATTAACTTCTTCACCTGCTATCATTAAGCCAGTTATAGCCGCCTTACCCACTTTACCACCAAATACCGCGCCAATAATGCCCACTGTTTTCACCCACTCAGGTAAATCATTAAAGTGTCCTATTGATTCTTTTAATGCCTGACCAACTTCTAAAGTTGATTTTGCTAGGTCTTTTGCCCCTTGCAAGGTGTCAGGGTCTCGTAACCACGCGGTAATCTCTTGTACTGAACTTTTTGTTTCATCAAAAACGCCTTCTTTCATAAAGGCTAACTGTAACTCGTCCCAAGCGTCACCCATCATAGACACTTGACCTTCAAACGTCTGAGCCATGTCTTTTGTAGCACCCTTCATTGAAGTTGTACTCTCTGACCATAACTTCATGATGTGTTTCTTGGATGCTTCAGCCGTGTACTTAACGCCCGTCTCAAATCCTAGTAACGCCTTTACACCACTATCTCTAAATTGATCTGCGGCTGAGATACCGCCTGAAAATGTCTTTTGAAGTTGTTGTGCTACTTGCTGAAAGTCTAGTACAGAAGATGAAGCAATATCACCTGTGATTTCCATTAACGCGTTTAATTCGTCAACATCCTCAGCAACTGTTAGAAGTGAAGGGGATGCTTTTTGAATCTCTTGTAGTGAAAATGGTGCTTGTTTAGCGAAACTCAACATACTCTTAAACGCCTTACCAGCGTCCCTAGAGCTACCCGTTAAGTATTTAAGTTGAACTCGTAACGATTCAATTGATGAAGCATATTTCAGCGCTGACTTAGCCGCCATTCCCACACCTAAAGCGCCTAAAGCACCATTCAGCGAGAAGATCTGATTTTTAATCTTAGTTGCAGTATTGCCGATACCACGAATGGCTTTTTTAGCCCTATTAGCACCCGACACAGCGCCCCTAGGGTCTACCTTTATTCCGAGTGTTGCTATATTGTCAGCCGCCATCTTTCTTATCCTCTAATTTAAAGTAGGCTATCCAGCCATGAAACTCCGAAACTGTCATAAGGTCTATTTCATAAACAGCCTTATGTAAGCGATTCGCAAGGGCGTACTTTGCGTGTAACTCGGAATCGCTAGTTAGTTTCCCTCCATATCTTCAATCGTTTGAGATAAGGATATTTCACCCACTATGCGTTCAATCACGGGAGGAGAAACCTTATTCATCAAGTTAATCTTGTCAGAAATATCAAATAGTTTCTTACCGTCCTTGTCTAGCGCTTTTAAGATTAATGTCCTAACCATGAATTCAAAGTCATCGTCTTTAGCAAACTTCCAAAGAGTTTTCTTCTCACCCATCGTAAAGGGAGTGGAATAGATAATTGAATCCCACTCAGGTACTTCTATCACTTTAATCTCAATCTTATCGAAATGAGATATAGCGTTATCTAGTACACCCATTTACACCGTAGCCCAAGTCACCACACCGTTCACTTCAAAACTAATAGATGTCTCTACCATGCCGTCTAACGTAGTTGATACGCCCTTCTCAGTAATGATTGCTGAGAATGAAGCGTAAACATCACCCGTTGTCGCACCTTCAGGATATAGCTTTAAACTAACTCCTTCAGCGCCTACCGTTAAAGCACCTTGACCCGTAGTATTAGTTTCATCCCAAAATGCTGTCAGTGAGCCACTTGCTGAAGTTAATCCTACTTTTTTGGTTCTTGCTGTATCACCTAGGGTTGTATCGTCAATCGTCTCAGCCGTTTCAGAAATACTCCAATCCTTTACTTCCGCAATAGTTACAGAACCTACCTTCGCTACACCTTCACTACCTTTATGATTTGCCATCGTCTTGCTCCTTATTTTTAGTTACAGGCTTTTCCACCCATCCAAATTTCTTCATTTCTTCTACCTTGCTTGGGTGAGGGATTACACCTTCACCGCCTTCAGGTGGATATAAAGTTACTTTTTTCATCTTTCATCCCTCCAATAAGGAATAGTTATATTTAACTGATGCCATACGTCACCAGTACCAATAGTCTCAATGTTTGCCACGTTACAGACAACATCATTAAAGCTCTTACTGTCAAAAATCTTTACTACTGTATCGGCATACGATCTAACGGTACTAGTCCCTGTATCTTTTGGGACAAAAAGCTGTACACTAATTAAGCCTATATGCCTCTTAGCGCCATTAATAGCTCTATAACTACTACTGCCATTCAAAACTTGAAACCTAACCCACCCTGAGTTATTTGGCGTATCAAACGCTACGTTATCCCAAGAAACAGGCGTATCTTGCCAATACTTCTTAAATCTATTCTCAAGCACCAGTCTTTCATTAACAAAAGACATTAAAACGACCTTCTAATTTCATTAATAGTAACTGCTACCATGCCACTTCTAGCCTGTTTACTCGTGCCGCTCTCTAGGTCATGTATGTAATCTAAAGAATTCGTTATATAAATAGGATTTACGCCATCGCCTTTCTTAAGGCTAATTGCGTTAGGTCTTGTAGCCTCTAATCTGACCGTTCTATCAATACTACGAACAGACACCATCCAATTAGCTCTAGCACGTCCTGTATCGACTGGAGTTTTCTTAGTCACCATACCAAACGCATCAAATACAACCTTACGAACCACCTTATCTAAAGATAGATCTACTTTTTTACTAAAACGCTGAATGTCGCTATTAAAACTCACCCTAACTTCCTTAATTTCAATGAATAAGAAGCGCCTACAGGGTCTTTCTTTATGTCAGTCACTATGTAAGCTTCACCATTACGACTCAACTTATCATCCGTTTTAGGTGTGAATGTCAAACCCTTAGCAGCAAATAACGCGGTAATTTCACCTGTATAAGAAGAATCCACCATATCGCTACTACCCTTACCTGAGATAGTATTATCATCAAATGAGATAATAGCGTTAATGGTATGATTTGAATCTACAACTAAGTTCTGACCCGTGTACACGTCATATTCACCTTTATTAGTTGAGATGTATGTGACACTCTCAGCAATATCACCGACTGCGGTAACTGCTGAACTTACAGCGTCTAAAATAGCATCTCTAAGCCCCATCTATGACCTCACAACTGACACCGTACTAAATTTAGCACGAGCATGAATATCACCCCAACCTCTTAGCATTTCTTGAACAATAGAGGGTAATACACCTGCTGTATCTGTTTTGTCAAAGCTTAACTTGATTGAGCCTACTTCTAAACTCTCAAGACCTTTACCT